AAAGAAGGCTCACGATGAGAAATTCACTCCTGAATCCGGTATAGATGATTTCAAGACCCGCCGTGGAAATTCTAAACGAATTGTTATGGAAATGACCAAGAAAGAACAGCGTGAAGCCTACAAGACTCACCCCGCTTATCTACTTGGACAAGCTTCCTTCCCTCGCTCCGCATTCCAGAATGTCACCCCCGAAAGTGGAATTGATGACTACAAGACCCGCCGTCATGTAGGAAAATCAATCACTATTGAAGGTGCTTTCAAGGCAAAATCAGCTATGTCTTCAGATGTACCCCCCGAAATAATGGAACTGGATCTTGATGACCTCGAAGAATCCATGAAGATTGTGCAAGAAAAAGGAGTTGTATCGAAAACTGTACAAACCCTTCTCTCAAACTATGAAATTGAAGGTGAAACTCAGGCTACATCAGACCCCGATGCTGCTTCATTCATTGACAATGCTCTTTTGGATAACATTGCCCTCGTACTCCACCCTAAGTCTACTATTAGGATGAGAGCCATTATGTTAGCCGATCGATTCATGGCTGTCCCCAAGCACTTCTTTCTTACTTCAGAGGCCAACTGGCAACAAGGTGATGAGTTCAGAATTCGCGTTCGTGAGAAAGTCTATCTTCAATCTTACGATACTGCTTCTGTATACTTTTTGCCTAATCGCGATCTTGCGATCTACCTGTTGTCAGCTCGTGTATCCGGTGCCCGCTCCATTATCAAACGTATTGCCGATGCCAAGGAACATGCCGCTTTCAAGGAAACCTCTGGCTCTCTCATTGGTCTTGCTTGCAATGATCGTGGTGAGACTTGGGTTAAGCAACGTGGATTGCCCTCTATCCATGCTATGCTCACCAATGATAACTTGCGTGTAAAGTATCAAATTGGTCAAGAAAACCATGTCCTCCGTGGTTACCGTTATTATGCAGATACTGTTAATGGTGAATGTGGTTCTCTCCTCGTTCAAAATAACAAGTTCGCCTTCTGCAAAATTCTTGGTTTCCACGTTGCCGCATCCGCTGCCCGTCAACTTGCTTTCTCAGAACTGCTTGTGCGTAGTGAACTCGAGAAAGGTATTGATATCCTCCAGAAGAAGTTGAATTACATCTCTGGTGGTACATCTGTATCTGTGCTCGAAGAACTTGTTGCACAAGGTATCATTGTTCAAGGTGCCATCAATCCCGCTTTCGCAAATCTCGATTCCCATATCGATATTGCAGGAAAGCTTGATGCTGACCTTGTCCGTCGTTCCCCC